GGTCACGGTTGTCGCGGTAGTCGAGGCCAAGCTCGTAGAGCGGCAAGGCATATTTGGTCTTCTTGAATCGGCGCTCGATGAGCATGTCGATGCGTGCGAACATCGTTGACCGAGCAGGACCGGCTGTTCCAAGAGGCCATCGAGGCCGTGCGGCAGGACATGGGCGCGGAGCTGGTCAGCGCGGTGGTCCACCGCGACGAGTACACCCCCCACCTGCAGCTCCTCTTTAGGAAACGCGGAGCCCGTATTCGTTGAGATCCTGACGCCACGAACTTGCTACGTTAAGCCCGGTTGGGTCCCGGATAGTTCACCTCGGGAGGTGAGTCAGGAGGTGAGTCGCTAAACCACCACCTGCCTGATCCTGGGCGCACTCCCCGCCGCGCCGCCGATGATCTGCGCCGCCGAGAGATTGCCGCCCGGTATCGCCACGGACACCATCTGCCCCACTGCGTAGGGGGTGGGGGTGCTGACCAGCACGGTCAAGTCTGGCCGCACGCGCACAGAGACGGAGCCGACGCCGACCGCGACCACGGGGCCGGTGGCGATCTCGGGGACGGGACGGCGTGGGAGGATTGACGAGGGGGTGATGGGCATGGGTTACCTCATATCGTTGGTGCGGCTGATTTGTACGGATGGTCTGCAGGGAGACTGTCGGCGAGCCCCCACTTGTGGGCCAGATAGCCCTCGACTTTCTGGCGGACTGACTCTGACAAATTACTCTGGCAAATGACCAGTTCGGCGATGGATCCGATCAGCCGTGCCGAAGTGTACGCCCCCCATTGGCCGAGCCGGAATAATCCGCTTGCGATATTTGGCGTACTGGTGGAGTGCCCGGTTGTCCCTGCGTCCGCGCCATCTTTTGTAAGCGTGCTGGTTGTGTCGATTGCTCCGGCACTTTTGACATACGCCCAAACATTTGTCTCGCCAGTAGTCGGGACATCGCATTTATATGTGTTGCCGTTGGCATATGCAATTCCAGCAACCGAGCCACTATCGTAAAAACCGCACGCCTGCAGAGTATTATTTAAACCCCACCCAAACACACTGCCGTTGTTTGCGGATGTTTTTTTATGTACCCAAAACATCGAGAACTCGGCGTCACCTGTTTCAGGGAAGTTTACACCTGTCTCCATAAAGTCGCTACCGTCAAAGGTCACAACATCCAACCCGCTCTGACCGGCGGCCGTGACAATGGGCTGATACGACGAAGAAAACTGAAAGAGGGTGCGGTCATTGCCAGACTTGTCATACCAACGCTCGACCTTACCATCTGCCAACGTAATCGTAGATGCGTCGTCCGCATCGAGCCACAGCGACGTCGTAATCTCCTCAGGCGTCCATGCCGATGGTGTGGCCGCGCTAACAGTTACGGTCAGTGTCGCCATGGCCTCTGCCTCTCCGTCGCTTGCGTAATATGTGACGGCGGTGTCTGTGTCCTCCTCGATCTCGTCAAAGTCTCCGTCCGGATCGAAGACCCACGACCCGTCCGAATTGATCGTGAAAAGCCCACCAGCGGACCCGGCCACGGCGGACCCCACGTTGCCGGAAAGTCCGTTGACGGCTACCACGGTCAGGGTGTCGTCGTCGTTGTCGAGCACGTTGCCGGAGGCATCGGTGTCGGCATCCGTGGATGCCGTGTCGGCGGCCAGCGTCGGCGGGGTCGGCGGGACGGGCTCCACAAACGCCTCGGGGGCGATGGCGACATGGCGGCGGATCACGGCGAGGTCGGAAGCCCCGTCCGGGGTTGCTGTCCACGTGATGCTTTCTACTTGCCCGGTCACCGTTTCGTCGCCCACCGGAACGGAGACTGTATCCCCGAGCCCGGCCCCGAGCCCGAGCGGGCATGTCACGGTCACGTCGTCCCGGTAGTGTGCCCCCTCGTCAATTGCGGCGGTTGCTCGGGCCAGGGCCATGTCGTCGTCCCCGCCGTAGACCGGGTGGATCTCGTCGGGGAGGTCCACCATCGGCCCGATTCTGACGGTGCGCTGGCTCTCGGTCCCGGTTGTCGTGAGGAGGAGGTGCCATCCCAGGGCGTCGTCAACCATGCTGACGGTCTGCCCGGTCTGTGGGATCAGGACGCACGGTTGTTCGGTCCCGACTAGGGCCGCACCGCTGGCAACGAGTGTTGCCCCTGTCTCGTCGTAGAGCAGCACGCCGCAGGAGGCTGACCCGGGGAGCAGCCGCAGGACATAGGCGAGGTTCGGGGCGATGTTCCATCCGCGCACCAGACTAGCGTCGTCCTGGGCCATCGCGTTTGGTCTGATAGCTCGTATCATAAGATCTCTCGAGAGATGAAGTCAGTACCCCCGCAGACGCAGGTGTAACGATGCCGGTAGCCGAGTTTCCCGGCGGCACATTTCGGACAAACTGTCGTGTGCTGGAGGGCATCTCCGCATTTCTGGCAGATCATTTGAGATAGCGACTCTGTTCCGATGACACTTTTTGTCACAGGCGTGCCGATAGCTTCTTCGCCGTGTCCAAACTCAAACCTCAATTTGTCCGGGAAGACTATCTCGCCACGCGCCCCGCGGGTCGCCAAAAACCTTTTCATCCGCTCCTTTTTACCCTGCTCGTAAAGCGCACGCGCAACAAACGCCGACCTAACGGTCTCATACTTTTCGTATAAAAGTATTTTGAAGATGTTCGTCATGTCATTATCCCCAAGATCGGATAGTAGAGACAATCATAGTAGTGGGTCTGGGTGCTTGGAGGGTCCCCTAACGGCGTTGAAGTGACATACTGATGCTTAATATAATACTCATCGGTGATGTACTCATACGGGATTGAACTTGTTCCAGAGCTTGCCATGGTGTCGAGCCCAAACCTAGTTGCACAATTCGACTCAACAAATTCGAGAGGTCCTATACAGTAAGAAACCCCGTCGAACGTGATGATTGTACCGGAGCACGCCTCAAGCCCAGTAGAGACTGTCTTCGTTGCGCTGCTTCCGCATTGGCCGGTAAATGATACCTGAAACTCTTGTCCAGGTGTGGCGTCTGCCGGCATCGTGCATATCACGCCATTGCCAATCTCTTCCTCAAACGCGGTGCCCGGCAGTGAGCCTGTGTACTCGGCACCGGTCCCAAGGTCGTGGTAAAACATCGCGGGCGAGCCTGGGCTCAATGATGGCGGCCCCGTTATTGTCCCAACGAACTCTTGCTTCGGGTTTGTCACTTCAATCTCACCGCAAACCTGCCCTGCATACGAAACAGTGACCTTACCCTCACATCCTCCCGGCTTGAGCCTGCAAACGAACGCCGTATTGTACGGGGCTAGCCGCATATACTCCATGTCTCCGGAACAAACGCAATTTGCGCCATCGATTCCGGCAGAAGGGATGTAATAACCTTCTGCTCCGGGATTAAGTTCGTCGGGTCCGGAGAGAGTGCAGGCCGGGAAATTGACCGTGGTCTCGCAACAGGTCGCGGCCTCCGCTCCGTAACAAACCTTGACGGTAAAAGGCCCGGCCCCGCCTGTCGGCATTTTCGCCCTGTATCCAGATGCGTTGCGTTCGATCAGCGTCAGGTTTGTGGACTTCCACTCGCCGATGTTGCCCTTGTCGTCCGTCCACGTTCCCTCTGCGCCAGCGGCCAACGTTGTCGGGCCGGAGAGTACGCAGCCATCACAGAGTTTGTCTCGTGCTGCCTCGCACGCGGTGATGCACTGCGCGTATGTCATACCGGCAGCGGCCAGGCGCCCCGTGGACTTGAGTGCCTCGCAAATCTGCACACAGGTGCATGTGCCTGGGCAGTTGTCCGAAGACGAAATGCCGTAGACCTCATTCGCATTGTCGGCGGTGATTGTCGGCGTCCTGGCGACGATGCTTGCCGTGTCACAACTTGTTGCCGTCTGGCTGGTGTCTTCCTCTTCCGTGAGATCCGGAATCGTGGTCGAACTGTTGCCCTCGTCGGCGGTGGTCTCGTCCGGGATCTCGTCAGGATCAGTGCTCCCCGGATTAACGGTCCGGCAGTCCCGAGCCGTGACTGAAATCTGGCCGCGGCCGCCATCCTCGGAGCCGTCCTCAACCCTGACGGTGATCGTCGCGGCGCAATCGGACTGCGTGCCCCAAATGGACTGATAGGTGCACAGGACTTGCGTATCGACCGGCAACGGCTCGGAGGTGAACGGGTCGTCAATGAGGGTCACGACCTTGACGTCGTGCGAACTGTAAAAATCGTCGAGCTCTTCGAGCGGGATGCAGGACGGGGCGGCAACCGGGGTCCGGGTGAGTGTGACCTGTCCGACGGTGACACCTTCCACATCGACCTGGGAAACCGGGAGCCACTCGGAAATCGGCTCGTACCCGCTCGGGATGTCGGAAGGGGTCCATGTGATGGCCGTCGTGCCCCCGGCAACGTAGGTGACATCCACCTGGACGCCGTCAAGGAGCGTGTCGTCGTTGAGGATGACGACCTGGCCAGTGTGGGAGTCGTAGAGGTCCGTTGCCGTGGTCCCGGCAAGGTAGACAACAGGGACGGTCCCGGCGGCCGGCACTGCTGTTAGCCGTATCTCTTTCGCCCCGCCCCAGGTGTTGACGCGCAGTGTCTCGGTGATCTCGTTATTCGTCAGGGTCCGGCGGGTTGCGGAGAGGGACCCGCACCCAGAGAGCCCGAACAGGGCAGACCCGATCCCGGCGCCGCCGAACATAATGGCCCTCAAAATGATGGTCACGGCTTCGCCCAGACATGGGCTGGACGGGACGGCCTCCATGGTGATCTGGGACGCGCACGCCGTGGGGTTGCTCTGGTGGAGCGTCGCGAAGCCCTGGGCTCCTGCTACGGACGCGAGGACGCGCACTTCGCCCGGTGTCCATCCTGCCGTCCAGGTGTTCGGGGCCCCCTTGACTACGTAGTCGATGACGAGGGCCTGGTCGTAAAAATCCAGGGGGGCGGAAAACGTTATGACGCGCCCGGAGACGCTCCCGCCGCGGCTGCGGTATAGGTTTGTCACCTTTCTGGTGTCTCTCCGCGCATACACGCCCACAACGCTTTCCGCGGGCAAGTCTAGCGTGACATGCCGATAATCCGTGGCCCGCTGCGCCTCCCCGACCTTGGTAATCTCGGCCGTGTCGCTGGTTGCTGACGCGAGGAGGCCGGAGGATGCCGACCACTCGACCTCCGTTCCCAGGGCCACGGGGCTGCCGTCTGCGCCCGTAACCACGGCAATGAGGCGCACGGAGCTTGTCCCGTCGGCGGCCACGCACTCGTCGCCATCGGAGAGGGGCACGACCTGCACGGCCAGCCCGGCCACACTCGAGTCCCCGGATATCAGGATCCTGTTCCCGAAGTCTGGAACTTCACGCGTAACCGTTTCAACTTTTGCGGGCGGATCCGTCAGCACAACGTCCGGGGCACCGTAGGTATAGAGCCGCGGGGCGATGACCAGGCTTCCGTCCGGCTGCGGCCAGAGGATCTGCCCAGACTTTGCAGCCAGGTCCTGCAGGATCTCCGACGGATACTGGTCGCTGACCGTGTAGCAGTAGGCGCAGACCGTGTAGTCGTTGGCCACCGTCACGGCCACACCGCACAGTGCGGCGAGCTCCTGGATGATGGCGTTGATGGTCGTGGCCGCTTGCCACTGCCTGCTGATCTTTTGGGCCCAGGGCCGATAGAGTCTGGCAGAGGCCGACCGACCCCAGATCGTCGCAGTTCGAGCAGTCAGACTTTGCGGCGTGTCGATGCTCTCCAGATAAAACGACATGGGCGTGCTGCCGTCGCCCTTGTCCACCGACAGGAGCTTCTCGCGCGGCACCCTGGGCACGACGATACCGGCAAGCACGGTACGGTCTGCCAGTTCAATTGTACAATCGCCGGCCACGTTCTCTGCAGCAAACGACACGGAGACACTGTCAACCTTGCTTGTGATGTCAGCCCCTGCAAGGGTCACGCTCCACATCAGGGAGTCACCTCCTCAAGGGGCATCAGCACGATGGACCAGGACCAGACCTCGGTCGAGGCCGCGGCCTTCCAGGACAGGCTCATGGTCAGCTCGGGGGCGTTATCTTCGCCGGGCAAAAACTGCACTTCCCATACGCGCTCCCCGTCCGTGAAATAGTAGGTCGCCGTGGTCGACTCATAGGCCGTCTGTAGCGCCTCGGCCGTAGCCGTCGAGATCCACGTCCCGCCGTCGACGGTGCCCGAGGCAGTGATGCGTCCGTCCGTGACCACGATGCCCATATCCGTGACGACGTTGCCGCCACCCGTCTGGATGACCGAGCCGCGACGCACGCGGCGGGGCGGCTGGTAGTCCTGGTCGTCGACGTCATTGTCCCAGCGGATGAGCGTGCCCGGTGCAGGGTCGGCCGTCCAGGGTGTCAGCGTCGGGTCGATGTCCTTTGAGTAGAGTGCAAAATTTCCGGCCATGCTATTCTCCCCTCCTGAGACGTTCCCGGTTCAGGGCTTTTGTAAAGGCCTTCACGCCGTCATACTCGGGACGGCTGCCGGTCGTGATGGTCGTCTCGCTCCCTCCTGCCGCCAGCGTCACCCGGTACGACTCGGAGACTCGACCTCCGGAGGCGAGGCCCTGCAGACCTGACAACTTGGCCAATACACGGGACATGTCAGCTTGCGTCCGGACCCTGTTCAGCGTCTCAAGCAACCCCGGGGCGTATTGACTGATTGCCCGTGTCGCAGGCGCCGTCGTCACAAACTCCCCGCCGGCAAGCGCTATCGGGGTCTGCCCCCTGATCATCCCCAGCAGGTTGTCACGCAGGCTGTACCCTGGCAGGCGCCCACCGAACGCATACCCCGGGATTCTTCCGCCGTCCTCGTAGCCACCGCCGTCACGAACTGTCCTGTACCTGGTCGTGATGGTGATGGTCTTGTCATGCAATGCATCGATCTTGGACTTGATCGAGTTCAGCACGGCGGACGCATTGTCTTCGGCCGTGACCTCTGTCGTCTTCCCGGCGGGGATGTCCACGACATCCTCGGCGACATCCTGGATTACGGATGACGCGTTGTCCTCTGCCGTGATCTCCATGGCCTTGTTGGTCAGCAAAAGTCCGGACTCCGTCTCGATGAGGCGGACCTGCTCCGTGGCCTTGTCCTGGACGGTGACGTCCATGGATTTGTTGGTCAGCAAAAGCCCTGTTTGCGTCTCAATGAGCCGCACCGTCCCTGTCGCCTGGTCGTTGGCCGTGACCGTGATGGCCTTGTCGTCAAGCAACTCGCCCGTCTTGGCATCGATCAGCCGGACCTGCTCGGAGGCGTTGTCCGTGGCCGTGATATTCATGTTCAGTTCGGACAGCTTGGCGGATGCCTCCTGCAATTTCTCCATGGTCGGCGTCGCGCCGTCCTGGGTGCTGATCAGGATCTGCACGTCCGAAATCGTGTCCTGGATGGCCTTGATGTCCTGCAGGGTACGCTTGTCCTGCTCGATCAGCTGCTGCCGTTCCTTGTGCCCCGCCACTTCACGGTCAACCTGCGCCTGATAGGCCTGGTCCAGAGCCTCGTAGGCAGCGCGCACGCCTTCCACCGCCGTGGCCTGGGCCTGCGCCGCGGATACAATGACACGCTCGCCGTCCTTCACCTCCGCATTCAAATCCGCGAACTGGTCCGCTGCCTTCTCTGCCCAGAACTGCGCCTGCTCGCCGTCGCCGGAAGATAGCGCAGCATAGGCTTTCTGCAGGCTCTCGTTGGCTTCGTCCTGCTTATCCACGTACTGATCGTAATCAGACATGGTCGTGCGCAGCATGGCCCTGATCTTCTCCTCTCCGGACAGCTGCGCCAGCTTGCGGCGTTCATCCAGGGCCTGGACGCGCTCGGCATAGCGCTCCTCTTCCCGCAGCATACCCTTCAAGTGGTTCTTGACGGACTTTTCTATCTCATCCCAGTTCGCGTCCTTGAGCTCGGCGAGCTTGTTGGAGATGGCCGCCCGTTTTTGATAGGCGGCTGCCTCCGCTGTCGTGATGGACGTCAGTGCGCTTTGCTGACTGGATGCCAGGGCCTTGATGCGCTGAGCGTCCTGCTCATAAATTTTTTTGGACTGCACCGCTCGCCGCAAGCCCGCCTCGACGGACGCTCTGTTAGACAGTCCTATGGTTTCAAAGAGCTCCCTCACGCCCGCGTTGACGTTTTTGACCCAGTCCCAGGAGTCTTCTGTGACCTGGGCGTTTTTTGTGGCCTGCCGCTCCAGAAACGCATATGCCGCGGCAATCGCTGCAATTTGCCCAGCCGTTAGTCCAAGCATGGCAAGCGCTTCCTTGGGTGCCGCGCCGAGCAGCCACTTGACGATCAGCCCTGTCGCGACTGCCTTGCCTGTCCCGTCAGGGACAGAGGCCGCAAACGAGCTGACAGACGCCAGCAGGTCCACCATGGATGCCGCCATTGCGGCGATGTCAGGCGCAGCATCTCCAAGCGTCTTGGCCATGTCCTTGATGCTTTCCTTGAGGTCGCCATTGCTCTCGATGGTGTTATCGATGGTCGTGAGCATATACTGCAGCGCGCCGTCCATGGTATTGATGGTCCCGGCCGCTCGACCGGATGCGCCGTTGGTCTGCTCCAGCATGACCTTGTACCGCACCTGCGCCTTCTCGATGTCCGTCAGATCTTTCCAGGCCTTTTCGTGCGCCTCGTGCGCAGCGTACCAGCCCTTCACGTAATCCTCGTTGAGCGTCAGGCCCAAAAATTCAGCCGCCTCTGCCTCGCCTCGCAGGGCCGAGGTGATGCGTTCGACGGAGCCCTCCAGGTCCGTCTTGCCGGCGCCCATGTTTCCGGCTCGCTCGATGACCGTGGCCATCTGGTCCACGGACAGGCCCAGACGTTTTGTCATATCGATGGTTCGCGACGCTGCGTTGCGCAGCTCGCTGTTGCTGTAGATCTTGAGCTCGTCGCCGAGGATCTGCAGCTTTCCGGTCCACTCGGCCATGGTGCCGACACCGTTGCCAAACTCACGATTCGCGGCCTGGACAGATGACTCCAGGGCGTATGCAGACGTGGACGCGTTGCGCAACGACTGCACCAGCATCGATCCGCCGGCCTGCACGGCGTTGAGCCCGACATATGCCCCAACCAACCCGGCCACGGACACACGCACAGACTGCGAGGCTTTATCGACACCAGCCAAACTACGTTTGAACAAGTCGTGTCGGCGGGAGGATTTGTCCACCTGGGCCTGCAGTTCTTTGACTCGCTCCCTGGTCGTACGCTGGGCCGCGCCGAGCTTCGTCGTATTGACGCCGGCCGTGGCGAGTTCTGAGCGCAGGTTGTGCAGGCTCAGACGCTGCTTTTCGTAGTCGGCCTTGAGACGCCCGGCCGTGGCCTGCGCGCGCTCGAACTGAGTATTGAGTTTTTTTGTCGGCGCGTCTGCCGCCTTGATTTCCCTGGCCAGCGCCGCGACCTCGGACTGCGCCGTCTTCCATGCCGCTTCGGCAGACTCGACGTCCTTCTTGAGGTCGCCAAACGAGGTGATCTTGCCCAGCTTGTCCAGCTCGGTACGCAACCGCGTGACGCTCTCGGACCCTTCCGTGCCGAGCTTCAGCTTCCATTCAACCGTGTGCTGTTTTGTCGCCACTCTGTTTCGCCGCCTCGTTGATGATGTCTTCGATGGTACTCCAGCCCCATTCCCACGGGTCTGGGTAGCCGAGCCGCATGAGCGTTACGCAGGTGCGCCGGATGATGCGCCGCTGTTCTGCTGGCGGCTGGCGCTTGCCTCCAGCAGCTGGACGAAAAAAGTGTTCAGACTCTTGATCTTCCCGATCACCTTTTCCAGGCAGTGGGGCGGGATGGTCATCAATTCGGCCGGGGTGAGGTCGGTGCACAGCAGGACGACATCACCAGACAGCAACCGCTTGCTGTACAGCGAATCAAATATCCGGTTGTATTCAGGGAGATCCTTTGCCCCGATCCACGCGTCAATCTCGGCCGCGCTGAGTTCGCGGACGGTGACATTGCGTTTTCCGAGATCGACAGTTTCGGTCAGTGGCTGCATGTGCCCTCCGTCAAGACAGGGGCAGGCCGCACGGCCCGCCCCTGTTATTTTACGCTGCCTTCAGCATCTTCACGTAGCCGTATTCCTGGCCGCTGGCCTGGGTGCTGTCCTCCAGCACCGTACCCTCAAAGGGCAGCGAACTGTTGCCATCGATGAGCAGGCCCCATTCGCCGTTCGGGGTCCAGTCCACGGACGGGTAGTACAGCTCGTAACGAGGCCCGTCGTTGTCCTTGTCGGTAACGATCAGCACTTCCTTGTTGATCACGTTGCCGCCGGAGAACTGATACAGGATCTCACCGGACAGGGCGTCGTAGTTGTAGGCCACATACGGATTGCCGGAGATGTCGCCCGTGCTCAGTACGCGCACCATGCCTTCGTCGGCTTCCAGGTCGTAATCCGTGCCAAGCTCGTAGCGAGTCGTCGGGCTTGCCGCGTCGACAACGACCAGGTCCTTGACCTTCTGGACGCTGGCGGACGTTGCGCTCGCCGTGCTGGATCCGCCCGTGATGGTCTCGCCTGCCACGAACGTGCCGGACACGTTGACAAGCTCCAGGAGCCCCGTGGCGGTCCAGGCCACCTTGCCGGTGGCGGAACTTGTGCCGCCGGTCACGGTCTCGCCAACCTCGAACGGTCCGTCGGAGATTGTGCCGACAGGGATGCGGGTGATGCTGACGTCGTTGTGCCCGAGGCGCACGTAGGCGTCATCGACAACGGTCAGGGCGGCAAGATCCTGGTAGCTGGACAGCTGGTTGGACTGTGTCGCCTCCTCGGCCAGCACCATCATGCGCACGTTTTCCGTGGACAATTCCATGGGCGTGATGCTGAGAGCCACCTTGCGCTCGGTGACACGGCTCTTGATGGTCCCGCGCGATGCCCGACGCGAGCCCGGGAGCTCTTCTTTCGTCACACTGGGGTTGACGGACAAGGCCTCGAAGTGGCCGACTTCCAGCCAGCCGGTATCCGTCTTGTCCTTCCAGTACATGCGCATGCCGCCGCCGTACTGGATGTTGGTCGGGTCGGAGCCCAGATACAAATCTGCCATGATGACCTCCTCGGGCTACCGGCCCAGGGGTTTACGGGTTGTACGTTGTGGATCGGCACGGAACGTGCCGTATGCCTCGAAATATGGCGCCAGGTTGACCGTCCCGGTCTCTCCGTCGGCGGACATCGCCCCGAGCTTCGCCCTGTACAGACAGTCCATCACCTGGCGAAGCATGGCCCCGGAGCGGAGCAATCCCTGGCAGACCTCAACCGTGATGGACTGCGTGGCCCCGTGCAGCATCGCTGACCGCGTTTCCGTCGCAGCAGAATCCTCCATGGCCAGCCCAATGGACACCTCGATCGTCCATCCGCTGCCGGCAGACCTGACGTTGTACAGGAAGACGAACGGATACTGGTCGTCCGGGACGGCCTCTTCCGGAACGTCCGGCTCGAATGCAACCATCGGCATGGACGCGAGATTGTCCCGGCACCAGGCCAGCCAGGTTTCGTCGGATACCAGCGCATCAATCATGGATGTCACGAGCTCATTTATTTCCATCGTTCCGCCGTCGCATTTTTGGGCATGTTGTTCAGTTCGTACTCCAGCTCATGGGCCAGATATTTTTCCATGACGCCGTCGAAATCTTCGTCGATCTGATCGACCAGCAGCAGGCCAGTCCCCGGGTGTTCGGTATCGTTCAAGAGGTACGCCATGGGCGCCGGGCCCCATAGTCTGCGGATAGGGTAGGAGCGATCATCGCGCACGCGCCTGAACACGGAGAGCTTCCCGGAAAATTTGGACCGCGCGATGAACGAACCCTTGACCCGAATCCGCCCGCGATCCCGGCGTATCCGGACCGAGACGCCGCCGCGCGGCTTCTTTGCCTCAGTCGTCCTCGGCGACGGCGAAAACTCGTACAGCTGTATGGCCTTGGGCCCAGCTGCCTGGAGGCTGCCTTCCAACCTGGTGAAGCGGGCCTTCTTAATAAGGAAGGTGGCGCGGATATCCTTCTGCCGCACGGCCAAGATGCGGGACAGGTTCTTTGTCGTGACGGACCGCAGGGTGACGAGGCCCTTGTTGATCGCCCTGGTTGCAGCCTTGGCAACGCGTTTTTCGCCCATGAGGCCCACGTAACGGATCAACCCTGTTTCCTGGAGCATGGTGTACAGATCAACGCCGCCGGCAGTCCCGGTCACGCTGTACCCCTTGCGGGAGGCGTATCCCGTCTTTACATCCACCCAGGAATCAAGACCCATCAATGTCTCCTCGTCGGCCGGGCATCCGTGACCAGCGTCAGCTGCCACAGGGCGCCCTCAAGATGAGAGGCGATTTCATAGAATTCGAGCGGCAGGCTGGACAATTTCCACGCATCGCCATCGACGGTGACCACATCACCAAAGCCTGGAGCTGCCACCTCGGAGCTGAGCACGCTGACCTCCATGATCAAAAACGTCCGGCCCTGGCTCGTCATGCGCCGCTGTGGCTTACAGCGCACAGTGACATCGACGGCATCTTCGGCCCCGTTGGCCAGGTACTTTGCCGGCACGCCCCACTGGCGCATGATGTCTTCGGCGATCGCGATCATGTTTTCAGGAACACTCATTGGTCACCTCGCGGGTCCGTCCGCGCTTGAACTTCTTCTTGCAGTTGCATTTGTGCCGGATGATTCTGGCCATTAACTGCTGCGGCCCGCACTGCGCCCATTTCCTGCGGCAGCGTTTGAGGCGAGCGTGGTTCATGACACCGAAAACCTTTTACGTTTGATCTCCGCTTCGTGCAGAATCTGGCTCTTCATGTCCTCAAAAGCGTCGGCCTCGACTCCGGCACGAGGAATGTGCCGCTTGAACATTTCGTCCAGCACCAGGATCTGCCGCGGAGAAACCCACCAACACATCCCGGCCATGTAGGCGTCAAAGGGATTGTGCTTGCCTCGGGCGAAATACGCCGTCACCGCACCTGCCTCCCGTAACACTCCACGCAGCTCTCCAGCCCGCGGATGTAACCGCGCATGACGTCGTCGCGGGTCATGATCGCCTCGACATTGACCGGGCTGTCCAGGGGCAGGGCCGCGTCGATCTCCGGCAGCTGCGGCCGTGGAGGCGCAGGGCATTCCACGATCGGCACAGTGACGATCACCGGCGCCGGCGGCAGCTGCTTGGCACAGCTACAGAGGGCGATTGAGCCGAGCAGCAACAGCAGCGCGCGTCGCGTCATCGACCACCTCCGTTTTTTCCGGTTCGGTCCTGGGCCGTGGCTTCGCCGTGACCAGAATCCGCTGCCGTGCCGCCGCGGCGCCGGCCGCAGCCTCTTCCCTGGCAAGGGCCTGGCGCAGGCTTTCCTGCACGGCGGCCGTGGAGTTCTGCGCCGCGTCCAGGGCAGACCGCAGCCGGACGATCTCAATGTCCGCCGCATGGAGCAGCGCCCTGGTCGCATTGTGCTCGGCCTGCTCCGTGAGGATCCTGCGCTCGGCCGTCGCGCGGACGGCTTCGAGGCGCAGCCCCTGCACGTAGATCCACGCGGCCAAGGCCAGCAGCAGGGCCCCAAGTCCGGCGACCAGCCAGGACTTCTTGCCCCAGACCCAGCCGAGGACCGTGAGGACCTTACTCCACCACATCACACGCCCCCGTGCCCCAGCCTGCCGCCCTGTATAAATTTGTCAGCACACCGAGGATCCGCGTCGGGTATCCCCGGTTCTCCCGAAAGTTCGCTTTGCTCCGGCCGGAGTTGAAGAGCGCCACATGCGACCAGCGCAGCGGATCCATGCCGGCTGCAGCGGCTTTGGCCTTGTCGCGCCCGAGCCAACCCAGGCCGCCGTTGTACGCGGAGAGCGTCATGGCCATGCGGTCGCAGTCCGTGCGGGCGGAGATCCTCCGCCAGAGCCAGCGGTCATAGGTCACCATCGCGCGGATGGACCAGCTGGCCGAAAAGGGCATGGGCTCGCCCGTCTCCGGGGCAACCTCGGGCAGCCACCTGGACGTCGCCGGCATGAACTGCGCCAGGCCCTGGGCCCCGGCGTGGCTCCTGGCATCGTCGCGCCACAGCGACTCCTGATGGATCTGCGCAGCGAACGTGGCCACGGGTGCATCCATGCCCCATGCCATACGCGCCTCGCGCGTCAGCAGGGCGCGGTGCTGCTGGGCCCGCTGCGGGATGGTCGGCGCGGCATGGGAGCACGTGCACCAGGTCGCGATCACCAGCAGCCATGCCAGCGCCGCGAAGAGGAGCAGGACCAGACGCAGCTTGCTCACAGGCCCATCCCCACGGCCAGCATGGCGCAACCGACCACGATGGCCCTGCAGATCAGCGCCATGGCGAACACCCGTTTATGGTTGATCATGACCGTCCCGTCGGCATTCAGAAACCGGTCAGGCCGCGCGTAAGGGAACGACCAGCGGTGGATCCAGTAGCCGACGAACGCGGCCAGCATGACCAGGGCCAGCTTGTACACGATGACCGGCCCCTGTTGCGGGGAGATGGCCCACACAAAGGTCAGCAGGATCAGCGCACAGATCAGCGCCCAGAACATCCGGATTCGAAATCTCGTATTCATACGGAACCCCTGTCGTTGATGATTTCGGCCTTCTTGTCCTCGTCGATGGGCAGGCGCATGATCGTCGCCCGGAGCATCCGGAACAAGAGATCCAGTTTCTTGCCGATGTCGTGGTCCAGTTCGTCCTGCCTGATCGAAAGCTCGGCCTGCTTGGTCCGGATGCCCTCCATGATGGCGAGCATCTCGCGCTTGCATGCGTCCTGGCACTTCGCGCAGGCTGCCGCGGTCATCTTGCCCTTGGCCCCGGCCAGATAGGACAACGCCGAAAAGACGACGGTGGAAATGACGCCCAGCAGGAACTTGATCCAGTCCGCATCCGTCATCAGACTCCCCCCTGGTATTCGATCCGCAGCCCGATCTTTTTGGCGTAGTGGTATTCGGCCTGGGCTCCGGCGCTCTGCTCCCAGCCCTGCAGCAGGTACACGGTGTCCGCGCTGCGGATCATGGCCAGGCAGATGTCCATGTACTCGGCCTGCGCGAGCCCTGCCGGCAAGGTGGCCGGATTGAGCACCACGCGCCCCAGGTTGCGCTGCAGCTGCGCGGCGGCCTCCCGAAACGCCGGCTTGTTCAGCTTGAAGATCCCGGTCATGGGCCCCGCGATGTAGGTCTTGATTCTAGCCACGCACTCTCCGGTCACATTCAGCCTGGCATGCCGTGCACCTGGTGCACCCTGGAACGGCCCTCCGGCGCGCTTCCGGTATGGGCTCGCCGCACTCTTCGCACTCCGTTGCGCTCAGATCCGAGCCGCCATGTGCTGCGGAAGCGGTCCTGGCCGCCAGGGCGTCCTCCCGGAAATTGGCCTCGCAGGTCGCCGCTATGTCCGCAAAATCCGCCATGACAGTCCTTTAAGAACGGCCCGGAGCGAAGGAGACCAGCCCCGGGCCTATATCAAGGGGGTGAGGGTTTATGCTACTTCATTCACCACGGGATGATATCCAACGGCGAGCTTGACATCCACGGTCGTCCCCGCTTCGGCCTTTGCCGTCCACGCAATGCCCACGTACTTGTTGTCTTCGGCAGTGGGGGTGATTTTTTTCGCAGAGGAATCATAGTAACACGGCGCGCCCTGGGTGATAGCCGCAGTATTGACGGCCGGCAGGGTGAACACGCCCTCGGTCGCCAGTTCGCCGTCAGCGCCATTGGCGATATCTCCTGCAGCAACGCCAGGCGTGCTGCCAACGACAACCAACGCACCTGCGGATACCGCAGCGCCAGTCCCGTTGGTCCACGACAACATCCTGCCCTCTTTAACAAAGTTTTTCATATCGCGATCCTCATCCGCGACCCGCCTGGGCGGGCCGCGTCGTTACTGGTTCTTAGGCGCCGGCGTTCTTGTACATGCCCCGGTGATCCAGGGCGCGCACGCCGACATCGATGCGGACCTTGAACTCCCTGCCGTCGATGTTCGATGCGGCGAGCTCCTCGATGTACGGGGTCTGGACACCGTCCAGGAACATCACCTCGACGGTGTCGAGCTGGGTCGGGTCGGCGGCCAGATACCAGGACTTGTCCGAGGTGGCGTCCAGGCGTGCTTCGACGACCGGGACCAGGGCGTTCTGCCAGGGGTTGACCACGCCGGCATTTTTCTCGCTGTCGGTGCTGGCCACGGAGCGCAGCAGCACGTCGGCCGTCATCTCCAGGGCCGCAGGCACGAGCAGGTAGCGCGGGGCGATGTTCAGGGTCGCACCCTTGGGGCCGGTCTGCTTGCGCATGGCCGTACGCCCGACGCCCAGGGCCGTGGACGACAGAGCCGCGGCGGGGTTGGCGAGGTTCGAGTGATCCGCGTGGAACAGGGCCACGCTGTCGTACGCCATGGTCTGGTTGCTGGTCAGGATGGCGTAGACCAGGTCGTTGATGCGGCGGGCAGCCGCTCCGCCGAACGCGCGCGGGATGCGCTGCAGGGCGCCCAGATCGTCGTTGATCAGGGCCTGACGGGTGATGGCGAACTTCCGTCCGTAGGTCTTGATCTGGTTCGTTTCCTTGAAGTCGGTGAACCCGCCGTACGTGTATTCGCCGTGCTCGTTGATGAGCTCAAGAGACGGGGCCTCGGAGAGCTGCGGCCGGTCCACGCTCTTGAAGTCGATGCCGCTGGCCACGCCGCACCAGGCCTGCCAGGTGCTCGGGGCAACCTCGTATGCCTTCTGCAGGATCTTTTCGGCGACGTTGCTCAGGATGTTGGCGAAGTCGCTCGTGGTGTGCATGCCGCCCAGCCTCACGACGCCCAGGGCCACGCCGGCCAGGGTCTTGTTGTCCATGCTGCGCACGGACACGCCGGAGCGTTCAAGGTACTCGCGGGCGAGCTCGCGCAGCGTGAAGCCCTGCAGCTCCGTGGAGCCGGGAGCGGGCTTCTCGGGCCGCACGTTGCAGCGCAAACACAGGGCGTCTTCGGCGCACAGGGCGAACTTCTCGGCTTCGGTTCGTCCGGACTCCACGCGGCCGGCGCCGACAGGCTTGGCCACCTGGCCCATGAGTTCCACAAGCTGCAGGGTCGCCTCGTCCAGGGACGCGCACTGCCCGGCAATCTCGCGCAGCTTGTCTTCGGCAATGCCCATGAGCTTGCCGCGCTCCATCAGTTCCAGCACGTCCTTGCCGGACAGGGCCGCTGCGGGCTTGGGGGCCGCGGGGGCCGGATCTGCGGGAGCGGCTGCAGACGCGGCCAGCTCCTTGGAGAGGGTTTCAGGATCCAGTCCGGCCATGAAAGCCAGGCCTTCCTGCTCCGTGGAGGACGGGTCGAGGCCCAGCTTCTCCAGGAGCTTTCTCAATTTCTTGTTCATGTGAACCTCCGTCATAGGCCCTTTCGGGGCAGGGTTGGTTTCCGCGGCCATGGACACGGCCGCGGTATCGTCATCTGCCCCGAACGGGCAGAAGCTGGTTTCAAACACTCGGGACTCTGTCCAGACGTCACACGGCCCGGTCACCGTCTGGCCGTTGACCTGCATCGTCGCATCCTTGGCCAGCTGGACGATCTTTGTGGCCTGCACGCCGATGCTCGCCTGCCACGGGAACGACTCGTCAGCCAGACCAAGCACTTCCTTGGCTGCGTCGGTGACCTTCGAAAACGAGCCCGCCACATAAAAACCGTTCTCGTCTCCCGACGAGGTGTCGATGGTCCCGACGATCTGGTCACGATCATGGTTCAGGAGCGCGGGAACTTTGGTCTTTGACAGCTGGATGCCCGCGAGATCGATGATGAACCGTCCCCAGTAGCCCCAGTCGATGAGCTTGCCCGTGTACGCCAGCACCGAAAACCGGCGCGGCGCGGATTCGCCGGCGCCCTCGGCCTGGGCCAGTTCCACCGGCGCGGACAACCGCAACACGCCGTCGTCGACAAAGGCGGCCAGCTGCTGCTTGTTCCAGGACGCCGTGCACATGGCCATGGCCTGGGCCTCGGTTGACCCGGCTTCGACGGCCTCAGCGCTGCAGCGCTTCAAAAAATCCTGCTTGGACTCGCCAAGTTTTTTAGCTTTCTTTCTGGGGGGCATTGCCATCTCCTTGATTGATCTTGGACAGGGCCGACAGTCGCGCCTCTTCTCGCACAAGCTGGTCCACGACCTCGTCGAAATCCACGCCCATCTCGGCGCAGATGGCGCGGCGTGTGGTCACGCGCATGGCCAGCTTCTTTTCGCTGGCTGTCGCGTCTTTGGTCGGGTCGACCCAGGGCCAGCCCGGAGCCTGCCAGGTGACTTTGACATCCGCGGGCGCAATGTCCGTCAGGCCGGTCGCGTACTGCAGTTCGAGCCATCGCCGCACAATCGGATCGCACCATCCGTCCTGCAGCATGAGCTGCTGACCGACCCAGCCCCGCCGTTCGTCAAGCGACGCCGAGCGCTCGGAGGAAAAGCTGCTGTCTGCGTAGTCATGCGAATAGTTGCCGTACCTCAGCCCGAATCCAACGCTCGCGTCCTTGTTGGAGCTTTTGACGTAGGACTCGTAAGGGCTCGACGGTCTTGACGCTTCGGCAACCTGGATTTCCGAACCGGCCGGCAAGGTCTGGATGCGGCCCGTTTCAAGGTAGTCGGGCAGGGTTGAGTATCCGCCGGTCGCCGACGCGGCCACGCCTGGGCGCTGCGGGAACTGGCCGGCTCCGAGTTCTGGAATCGTGGTCTTCACGAAAATGCCAAAGGCGGACGCGAGCCGCGCGGCCACACGCTCGGACGCCTTGTATTCGGAGAGGTCCTTAATCTCTTCGACGATGGGCGCCAGCATGGACACGCCCCTGGTCTGCGAGGCGCGCAGCGGCATCCACAGATGCACCACGCGGCCGGCATCGAGGCGCACGGAATCCAACGGCACACCAGGGAGGTAGTCTCCCGGATGGCTCGTCAGAAAATGATAGGCCACCACGTCGCCGTAGGCGTCCAGCTCCACGCCGCGCCGGATCACGCCGCCGTCCCTGGCCCCGTCCTTCGCGGCGTCAAGCAGATCCTGCTCCAGCATCTCCACACGCAACGGGTTGATCCGCTCCCGGATCCGGCGCGGGTCAACCCACAGGTTCCCGAAGATTTCGCCGTCCACCCAAAAATGCCGCAGGGCCAGCTTCTGGCACCAGGTGTAAAACCTGTTCCGCTTGGCCCAGGCTGCAAAGTCCGCTTCCAGCACGGGCAAGGCGTTGCCGGCCGCGTCCGTAAACTGCGGCTTGATCCCGGTGTGTACGACGTTGTCACCGATCTTGCGCAGGGCGCCGGCCACGTTGACGTTGTTGCGGTCAAGGGACCGCGCACGGGCCACCAGCGAGGCGGCATCGGTGCGCAGGATGGCGTCAGCAGATTTGCGCGTCGGCCGCCAGTTGGCATTGTGGTCATTGCCGCCGGCGCCGATGTAGGAGGACAGGGCGGCCCGGCTGGCCGCGTAGCGCAGGGCCGTCCTTGGGGCGACGGCCCCAATGGCGCGGGCCAGGATACGGGTCCACAGGTCCGGGCGCCTCATCCCCGGCCCCCGAAGACGGCGTTGGTGTGCGAGGCGCCGGACGTGGCGAAGCTGATGCGCATTTCCAGCCGCTCGATTTCGCGGTTGATGGTCTCCAGCGCCGCGGACGACCTGGTCACGCCATCCGCGCCGTAGCTGGACCCGAGCGCGAGGATCCTGTCCCGTTCGGCCTTGTACTTGGCCAGATCATCCTGGAGTTCTGCGAGAGTTGCCATGCCCATCCTGCGTTGGAGGTAGTCTCAAAACGAGAAGTAGCCCAACAAATCACGCAGGCCGGGAAAACGTGGAAGAAAAAAACAGCCTTGCTGGTAAATTACCAGGGAGAAAAAACGAAAAAAGCCAGCATGACGCTGGCTTATGTCAAATCCTTGGACAAAAAAGCCCGCCGGATCATGGCCCGACGCGCTCCAGGTCCCCGCACATCACCTCCATGACGCCTCCGGCCACCAGGGCGAACACCCTCCATCGCCCGTCGAGGCCCTGGAACGGCGGAGTGGTCACAAAACCTCGCTCGTATCTGTCCCGGCCCGCCTCGTCCACGCCGACCCGCACGCGCACCCGGTCATGATGACGGACCCCAGGCGCGTCCTGCTCCCGGATCACGATGCCCGCTTCTCGCGCCGCCAGCCCCAACGCCGCCGCCGGTGTCAGAAACAGATACTTCTCGGCGTCCGTCCTCATCCACTCCCGGCCAACCTTGACCCGATACAACCCGACAGGCCCGCCAAAGCGCACCGCGTCATACAGCCTGAGCTTCACCGTCTCCCCGCCAGCCTTCACACTGATCCGCAGCGCCGGCTGCACTTTTTCAATTTTCATTTTTTTTACCCCTCTTTTGCGTATTTTTTGACGCATTATTCGCAAAAAAAAGGACGGAGGCAAGTCCGTCCCTTGTCGTTTCTACGCGCCGTTTGCGCCAGCAGCCCCAGCGCCACCCGTGCGCATGTCCCGGCGTTGATGATGCCACCCCAGCCAGAAATGACTTTTCTGCTCGTCCGACATCGGGCCGTCCGGGAACGAATCCAGATCTTCCAGGAGAGCGGCCAGCGCTGCGTCGTATTGTGCGGACAACCGCCGCTTGCGATACGCCAGAGCGAAATACTTTGCCGGATAGATGTCACACTGGGCCAGCTCCGCCGAGCCCAGCGGATCCGCCAAGTCGAGCAGGCCGAAGACACGCCCCGTGATATAGGCCCCGGACCGCTGCGACCCGGCCAGCTTCCCCCGAAGCATTTCAAACTTCTCCGCAGGGCAGCCCTGCCCCCCGTCCGATTCCCACTTGCGCACCTGGCGACCGGAAACATTGACCAGGGCGCCGAACGCATCCTGGGTCATCCTGGCGGACAGGCGCAAGGCACGGACTTCGGCCGGGCTGATATGAGCAGACGTTTGCATGATTCCCCCTATGCTGCACGATTATACAAGATCAGTCGTCCTTGGCTCAAAAATAGGAACTTTATTCCTGTTTGTCAAGGACCGCGCCCGCCCTGGTCAATTTTCCTCCAGGCTCTTGATCCCCTCCGACAACGCACACAGCACACACTCCGGATTGTCGCACTTGTGATACCGGATCCGGACGCCGTCCTGCAGCGGCATCGTCTTGTAGACGCGCAGCATGGCCGCGCCGCAGCACGGGCAGACAGCCCCGTCCCTGGCATCGTACATCACGCCGGCCCTGGCCGACTCCACAATCAGGACAAACCGTTTCGCGGCCGGCGTCATGCGCTTCTCCCGAACATCTGCACCCCCCCGGTATATGGATTTTTCCCCTGCGTCGGCGGCGGAGGCGGCGGCTCAGCAGGCAGCCGCTCCCACATCTTGATCGCCAGGATGTCCGCCGCGATCAGGAAATAATGCGCAACGTCCCACGAGTGGTTCGCCGCTCCTTTCGGGCATTCCCAGTAGCCCGTCTTTTCGTCCTTGTACTCCGCGCACATGCCCTTGGCCCATGCCTCGGACACCTCGCTGTGATAGTGCCACGCGCCCGGATCCGTCGGCGCCACGCGCAACCTGGTCGCAAGCCGGTCCTTCCAGAACGTGGAGTGGCCGCGCAGCAATTTCAAGCCGCCTGGAATCGGCTTGTTCGTCCCCGGGTAGTGGATCAGGTTCGTGTAACTGTACTTGACGTTCATCCTCCGAACGCCCTGATACGGGAAAATCAGCCCCTTGTGGGCGCGGCAGAAATCATACACCTCCGTCGTGTAGTGGCCCATGGCGTCGATGATGGCCAGCTGCACCGGGTAGACCACTCCGTCCGGATCCACGTACTGCTCTTCCCACAGCACGCGCCTCAAAGCATCGAAGCCGGGATGGTACGGCCAGGGAGCCTGATCGCCGAGCGGCCTGGAGCGGACATCCCAATCAACGGGGATGAAGCCCTCCCGGATGCACCACGTCTCCTCGGCGATGCCCCAGCCCTGGGCCCGGATCTCGTACACGAACCCGTCGTCCTGGGTGTCCACCGTGGCCACGAGCGCCGCGACCTGGTCGCCACCCGGCACCAGCCCCCTTGGCCTGTCGTCCCGAAGCGCCAGAATCGAATCCTCCGCGCGCAGCGCATGCCGCGCTTCCCAGGGCTCGCCCTTGAAATTGTTCTGCAGGTCCTTGTCGATCTCCTCGTCCTTGGTCTGCTCGTAGGCCAGCGCCCTGGATGCGATCCTGGACAGACTCGAGAACGGCGAGATCCACGCCGGGATGTGAAACGCGATATTCATCGGCGACGCCGCGTGCAGATGCTCCTCGAGGGCCATTCCGGAAGCCTCGTCGCGCCACACGCCCAGGCGCACAGCCCTGTCCCTGTCCGCGTCCGACCAGTCCGCATCGCAATGCTGGCATTCGTACCAGGCCAAAGACCTGGACAGCAGCACCACAGGATCCTGCACATCCTCTGGCCACCGGATCCGTTCGAACTCCATGAGCAGTTCAGCTCCGCAGTACGGGCACACCACATGATACCGATACCGCGCCTCCGCAGTCGTCCATGCGGCATGGATGCCCACACCTTTGAGCGTCGGCGTCGACAACTTCCAGATCCTCGCCTTGCGCCGCCACGTCGTCACGCGCTTTTCCGCCAACGCCTCGGACGACGCCTCGCGCTTGCTGCTCTGGTATTTGTCGAGCTCGTCCAGGACCAGGTAGCGGATGGGCTTGTTGCCCAGTCGAGCCGGAGATCCGGACCAGGCCATATGCAGGGGCATGTGCCGCAGGTTGATGCGCATGGATGACAGATCGTCGGCCATCCCCGTCAGATACTCGGACAGCCTGGTACTGGCCTTGAGCATGGGGATGATGCGGTCCACGGCGTTCTCGCGTGCGGTCAGTTCGTCGGGGTAGACGTACATGGCCGGGCCAGGTGCACGGTCGATGGCGTAGGCGATGCAGTTGTGCACAGCCTCGGTCCCGCCGATCTGCGGGGCCTTCATGAGCGACACCGTCTGCACCGACGGATAAAAACTCGCGTCCATGACCCCAGCAAGGCATGGGTTCGCCGCGTTCTTCCACTTGCCTGGCAGCGAGGAGTTGTGCACCACCCGGTGCCCCTCGGCCCACTCGCTGACCCGCATCTGCCGACGCTTCCGGAAGACGGCGCGTTCGCCGCGGCTCATCCGGACATCCCAGGAGCGCCGGCCCTTGGCGGCCATCTTCCGGACGGCGCTGGCCGTCTCAGGGTGTAGCCATGCCGGAAGCTCCGCCGATATGCGCTTACTCTTGGACATGCTCGTCTTCGGGGAGGTTGATGGCAAACGTCATGGGCCGGGAAAATTCGTTCAGGGCCTCGTCCAGATGCCGCTCGATTTCCCGCACCAGGTCGTCCCCACGGTTCTTGTCTCCGTCGGCGGCCAGGATGAGATCCGGAGCTGCCACCTGCAGCGCGCTGCGCAGCCCAACAGACAAGGCCATGGCGCGGCCGGCCAGCTCCAGGGCGACTTCGTCACGCGGGATGTACTTCCCTTCCTTGACTTCGCGCTCGAACACCAGCCGCCTGCGCTTCTCCTGCATGCTCAGCACGCGCTCTTCCTGCTCTTGCGCAGCCAGAGCGGAGAGGTTGTCCGTCTCCTTCTGCGGCAGCGAGAGCGGCTTCAGGCTGGCCGCGTAGCGATCCACATCCGAGAGCCTGAACGTCCCGTCCTTCTGCCGCCGCAGATACCCGGCCCGCACATCCTTGTAGAGCTTCGCCTGCCCGATCTGCCGCGTCTCCTGCAGATACACGAGCACCGACTTCACATCCTCGAATATCTTGCCGCTCACGACCTCACCACCTCGACGATTTTGATTTCACCCGGCATCACATCCCCATCTGCAGCCGTATCTGCCCACCGGCTTTTTGTTTCACCGTCCCCGCCTGCACAGCATCCAGGTATTTCCTGGGGATCATCACCGGCCGCGGCGCGCCACTGAACTCCGCCACGATGCACGACGCCGCAAGAACGCACTCGCGGATCACGGCCCCGACGCGGCCCCGGACGCGGACGATATGCTCCTCGCCAGCCTCGGACCCGGCGCCGGCCTTGACGCGCACCCGCGCCCCCACTCCCATGCCCGTGACCGCCCCGGCCCGGGCCGGTGCCTCAACGATCTCAAGGGCCACCCCGGGCATGACCCGCACGATGTCCAGCTCGCACCAGGGCGGCACGAACCGCACCCGCCACACGTCCGGCCCGACGTCCTCCGCCGCCCCCACCACGTCCCCGCGCCAGTCCGCCTTCTGCGTGACCCACGGGTCACGACAACCAGCCGGAACGTCGACACGGACGCGCACGCCTGGTGCGATCACGCTACATGCAGTTTGACAAGACATAGGCGCTCCATGCCGTAATGACGGACTTAGCCAACTCCTGGTCATTCATGAGCCGTAGCTTGTCTTCCGAAAACATCCCCTCGCCGCAACTGTCTGCCTCCACAACGCAGAACTCACGCTCACGCTCGTCCATCGGGCAGATCACAGGACCGTGGACGTAATGCCTGACAAAGCGCTCGAGAGCCGTGCATAGGGCACAATCTGGCGAACCGAGCCACGGGCATGCTGTTGGGCAGGGCCTTTTAAGATACTCGCTCACATCCCCTCCTTCTTGCAGCGTGGCGGCTTGATCCCCGCCTTCGCCTCCATCTTGGCCAAGGCCAGTATCACCGGCTTGAGTTCGTCGGGAGCGGACCTATAGCCGCGCTGGTTCAGAACAAGCAGTTCCCGCCTAGTGACCAGCTCCAGGTTCTCAAGATCAAAATTGGATCGATCACCATCTTTGAAAATAATTGCGCAACCCTTTGGCCGCTTTCCGTGAGCCTGCTCCCAGATCCAGACATGCTTCTGCTTGTATCTGGTCGGATATCCCGTGTAAGGATTCCGCTCCGGGACCTGCATCTCGACATAACCATCCTTTCCGATTCGTTCATGCCAGAGCTGCTTGGCATTGTGCGGAGTATTACCTTTCCGGAAACTCGTCCTGTTCGGGCCCATGTACCCAGTCACGCCCTTATTCCAAGGTTCGGAGTCTGCGACGAACCGCCCCGTCCTGACGTGCTGACGAATGTTGTGATTGCCCATCGCCCCACGCAACTGGGACACCGTCACCTTGCACCCAAAAAACTCATTGAACGCGGCCAGAAGACGCCGACGGTCCATGCGCAAATACTGTTCCCGCAGCCACGCCACCTGATCATCTGCCCACTGATGCTTACTCATCGCTGATCCCGATCATGGGCGGCAGACGATGGACCTTGCTGGCCAAAGCCTTCTGCGCCTCGAGGGCCAGGGTTGCGTTGGCGATAATGGTACTTGCGACAACAGACACCGCCCTGGATCGCTCGATTTCCTCCTTGAGCTTTTCCCCGGTAGTCTCCTCGTCATTCAAACGCTCCAGCTGCGCAAACAGGTGGTTGTTCAGATCAATCAGCTTGTTTTTCATACTTCCTCCTCCGGCTGCTCCGTCGCGGGCGGATATTGCGAGATGTTCCCCACAGCATGGGACGATGGCGAACATTTGGCTTGACGCACCGCCCACGCCACCCCGGCGCGAAATCCTTTCTCGAAATTTCCGGACCGCTTCGGACATGCTTCCGGATAACGCGCACGGTGCGGATAGACAGCGGCCCAGTATTCCATCCACGCCGAATCAATTGCCTCTTCCATCTCCGCCATCTCCATCATGTTCATGCCGCCTCCTGCTTCTCTTTCATCCGTTCCTTGTGCGCCGCGCGGATCTGCCGCCGCTCCGCAGCCGTTGCAGGCACATAGATCCACACCCCGTTCTCACCCCTCTGCGTCATCGGATCCATCTCTGCACAGTCCCACGTCGTGATGCCCGGCGGCAGCTGCGCCTTGTCCATCTTGCCGGGCGTAGTGAAAGGACAATCCATGCAGTCACCTGAAGACGGCGACGAAGATTTTCCGGACGCCGCACTCTGCTCCGGCTTTTCCTGCGCAGGTTCGCCCGAAGCATCAGGGGCAGACCCAGTGCCGTGCTCCTGGGCCTTTGGCTTGCACCGTCCAGACTCACGCGCCTCGCGCGCCTCTTTGCGCACCTGAAGGATCCAGGCCACGGTTGGCGTGAATGCAATACCCCAAACCTGGGCCATGCCCAGACGTATGGTCAGGCTGGTCTGACCGCGCGTTTCAGAGTCCCAAAGCTGATACTTCGCCGTCGCAGCGCTGGACCCGTTGACGTTCGGGCTGAGCAGCCCGGACGGGGACCTGAGCCGCCCCTGGTTCGACAATTCATACCTCGGATTATCCGGCAACTGCTTCCACATCTCCACGCCGCCGGCGTCCACCCTGGCAAGCTGCGTCGGCTCTTTCGGCCTCGGAGCTGCCTCGGCAGCACGCGTTGCCGCGCATTTTTCCGGCTGTTTGGAGCGACGACGATCGGCGTTCGCAGCCGCCTTGGCCGCACGCTTTGCAGCCCGGCGCTCTTCAAACGCGTCCATTGCCGCGGCCCGCACCTCGCGCACCCACGCGACGGTCGGAACAAACTTGACCTTCCACACCCGACGCATTCCTTCCTGGACCAACAAGTATGCCCGCTTATCCGGGCCGAGCGAAACCGCGTACCGGGCCCTGGCGACAGGCCGGTTGCTGACGTCAGGCATGCACAATATCCCACCCGGTCCACGCAACCGGCCCATGTCGGACAGCTCGTACTTTGGATTTTCCGGGAGCTTTCTCCAGCGCTCGCTCATGACCTGGCCCTCCTGGCCGCGGCAACCATCGCTTCAAGCCTCGCGAGCTTTGTTTCTTTTTTTCGAGCCACCAGGGCGGAAAACTCGCGGCTCATCTCGTCCCCAGACTCTGCAATATAGGGGATCTGTTCCAGCATAATCGAAACATCAGCCACTTCCTCTGCAAGCTCTGGTGCGGATATGCGGCCCCGATTGTACTGGCTCAGCGCGGACACAAGCTCCCCGCACTCCTCGCAGACAACAAGAACCTGAAAACCGCCCCCCCAAAGCGCGACGGCCTCCGCAAACAGATCACCCCTGGACGGCTCGAAAGGCTGCGCCTCAACGGAAACATACCGAGAAACCTCGACATCGCCGTCGAACTCATCCAGCGCATCGAGGTCCTCGTCGCGCACATCCTCAGCCCGCATCCGCCGATCATCCACGCCGGGCATGTTCAGCTGAGAAAAAACCCAATGTTCCAGCGCCGCCGCCGGGACATCCACGCCAACAGAAACTTCCAGACATATCGTTGTCGCCATACACACCTCGCAGACCTAAAACGGACATTCCTGGTTTTCATCTGCCAAGTAGTCATCAAGCGTAAGATACTTGTCGAATTGGAAAACAATTTCACCTCGCAAAACAAAATCTGCAAAGCAATTCGAGCACGTAACCACTTGAGGCTTCCACTCCTCGCGGAAAATAAAATAAGCCGCCTCTTCACAGTGAGGGCAAGAACATATTACCGTGCGCTCTCCAGGCATAAGCCCGCTAGTCCCACCGACATCTATACTTGATATGCAATTCCTCTCGACGCGAATATTTTTACTCATGGTTCCCCCAAATGAAGAGAAAATTTCTGGACGTGACGATGTCTGCAACATGCTCTTCCAGCCACTTCCAGACATCATCGGACTCACCAAGCCGCAAGAAATCGTGCAGGACCGTCGGATATTTCGAGCCCCACCGAGGGTCGTACACCCAGCCACCCCCGCCATCAGACTGCTTCCGGAACTCGACGGGCTTGCCGCGCCAGAACTTCGCGAGCTCGATAACCGCGACCGGAGGCATCCAGTCATCGAAATATTCCGGCCACGGCCGCACCGGCTTTTTTTCTACGTCAGCAACAACCGCAGAATCGGCCCGCCCCCCGGAGGGACAAACAAAAGGCGCAAGGCCCATGGTCCCAGGACCGGACGCACCCGTAGAAGGCGTAGAAGGAGTGGAAGGCGTGGCCACAATGGGCATGCCGGCGCGGACCCAGTCCCAGAGATTCACCCCCTGCGCGACGGCGTCACCGGGATCCTTGCCCTTGGGCACCGGCCAGAGCCTGGCCTGCGGATACGTTGCCTCCCACCAGGGCCAGGCCTTGGCCGTGGGAATGGGCTTGCCGTCCTCGCGCACCTGGTCGAAATCGAGGGCCACGAGGATCCGCGCCGATGGTGCCAGGGCCGCGTGCGCCACGGCGTCCGGATGGACTGACACGGTCAGCACGGCCACCACGCCCACGCGGCCGGCGCAGGCATAGTGCACCGCGTAGGCGTCGAGCTCGGCCTCGACCACCACCCAGGTGGCGAGCTCCGGATCCACGCCCACGGGCGGCAGGACCAACGGGGCTGAATAGATGGGCTCTGGCTGTGGGACCAGCCTGTATTTGGGATCACGCGGATTGCTCTTGTCGACGTCCTTGTTCGGCCGCCTGATCCGCAGGCGCAGACACTGCCCATCCACGGACCACGCCGGGATGGTGATGCCGCGCGGGATGCACATGACGCGGATCTCTTTGCCGGTCTGCTTGTTGGCCTTGGGCTGCAGCCCGAACGACGACCGCTGCCGGAAGATCTTCGTCCCGGTCTGCTTGTCCTCGCCGGCCAGCCAGCCCAGGCGATAGGCCTCGACGGCATCGCGGGGCAGCCCGCGTTCCGCCAGCCAACGCAGGGCGGACGGCTCGTTCGTGATCGCGGCGTGGGCCTCCAGGGCCATCTTGGTGGCGTGCTCACGCCAGGCCTCGGCCGGAGCAGCATAGCTGACCGGACGCCACGTCGCCGACGCAGTCTGCGGCCGGCGCAAAGGCCGCACGGCCCTGGGAGCTGCTGACGTCGTGATGCCGAGTTCGGCGCACGCGTCGGCAAAGCTCATGCCGTCGAACTCCTGCAGGAAGCTGATGATGTCACCGCCTGTCTGGCAGTGACGTGGACACGCCCAGGTCCCGGGCACGCCATGCTCCTGCGCGAGATCCCCACCAGGTTGCTCCGGGAAAACCAGGAACCTGTCCGTACCGCCACAGGCCGGACACGGCGAATGGTACAGCCCGCCGTCCTTTCCGGACACGCGGATGATCTTGTCGCCGCCAACGTGGCGCGCCAGGAGGTCCAGGATGGTCACGGTCATGCGATCCTCCCGGCCAACAATCCTCCCTCCCGGACCACGGCAGACACAAACCCCTTAAATCCTTTAATCCCTTTTTCCCTTTGGGAGTATGGGAGGATAAATGCATATACGCGCACGCGCGCGCGACGCAGGTGCGAACGTGCGGTAGAATGGGAAAAATCCTCCCATCCTCCCAGATCGTCAGTAAAGTTCAATGGACGCAACAGGTTACATTGCGGGAAGTTCGGGAAGTTCGGTGGGAGTACGGGAGGATAGGTTACCACAGGCGGTCCTCCTTCTTGCCGGTGTCCTCGTGATAATCGTCCATGACGTCCGGCAGGATGGACAGGCCCAGGTAGTGCATGACGCTCGACTTGTGGGTCTGGATGCCTTTTTTCTCCAACAATGGCGTGACCTTCTTCGGCGTGTAGTCGTAGGCGTTGCCGAGCTGCTTCTTGCACCACCAGTTGCATATCTTCAGGAACTCCGACACCGGGATCTTCGTCTGGTATGTCCGCTCGCCTGTCGGCGGCTCCTCGACGGCGCAGCACTCCCGGATGAACCGGCCGATATCGTCCTGTGCGTCCATCTGTTCCTGGGTGTAGCGCAGGACCCGCTCCGGGATCCGCAACCCGTTGGCCAGCACGTCCTGGCAACCGCGGACCAACCGCGCCAGAATCCCTGAGGCCTCGGCTTCGAGACGCGACCCCATTTTGTAATCGATCTGGCGTTCCCATGGACGGGTCGGGTTCGGCACAAATTTCACGGGCCACTCGACGCAGATCGTCCGGGCCTTGAATCCGTCGTCGTCCACGTTGAGCTTCGGCAAGTAGTTCGTGAGCATCAGGATGAGCGCCGACTGCTTCCACTCGGACATCTCTTTGTCCTGGAGCCCGCGCGCCGTGATGTACCCGCCGCCAGTCATGTCTTTGATCTTGGCCTGGTCCAGCGCCATCTTCGTCGATGCCTCGGAGGCATAGGCCACCCGGGCGCCGCGCAGGGCCATGAGGTCCGGCTCAGCCTGGGCGCTTTGCCTGGCAAAGCGTTGCTCCATGAGCATCTGGACGTTGATCCTGACATGCAGTCGGTGTCCGAGCACGTGCTTGAGGATGTTCATGCACGTGTCTTTGCCATTCCTGCTGAGGGGACCATAAAATATGGCCCAGACCGCCAGGTGTTTTTCGCCGAGCAGCCCGTAGCCGAGCAGCCTGACGAGAAACTCGGCCATCTCCTGATCGTCCGCCATGCAGTCCAGCAGGTACTTGTCGAATGTCGGACACGGCGAATCGTGCCCGGCCCAGGGCGTTGGGCAAGGGTTGAGCAGGTACTGGTCCTGCCGACCTGGTGCGCACTCCGCTGTTCGCAGATCCACCACTCCTGTCGACGTAGGCAACAGGTGCGGCTGTGCGTCGAGTTGTCGCTGGGAGATGACAGGCGGGTCGTCTATGGATATGGCGCAGGCCAGCAGGTTCTCACGGCCCGCGCGGTCGCGCAGCAGGTTGCAGCGCTTGCGAACCGCTTTGACCAGGTCATCGTCGGCATCGTCTTTGAGCCTGACAAGCATCTGCTCGTAGGCCTCGCACACCCGTTCAATGTCGGCCAGGGCCGACTGGTTCATCGGGTCGACCTCCCAGTGCTGTCCGTTCCAGACCAGGAACGTCCTCCACTCTCGCACCCAAACGTACTTGTCCCCGAACAGCGCAACCCACAGGGTTGCGTCGCCCACGCGGTTGTGACTCAAGCACTGGCGGATGAAGCTGGTGTCCAGCTCCCGCACTTTCTCTTCGGTCGTCCTGGGAACCTGCGCCTGGATCTGTTCCGCCCTGGCCCTGACCGCAGCGGCCATGTCCTCGAGTTCGGACGGCGTCCCGTCCAGGTTGGTCGGGCCCCGGCCGTCCTGACTGTCCAGGCCTTGGAGCTGCTCGTTGTCACGCTGCGACATCGCACACCTCCGTCCGGATCCACGCCGAGCGTCCCGCCAGAGCATCCACGCCATGACCGTGGCACCCCTTTTTGGCGCCACCAGGGCAACTTTCTATTTTTCTACGGAAATCATTATATTTATGAGCGGCCGTTTTCCGCGCCCATTGCGACCCCTGCAAACTGCCGGGCTGGAAGGACCCGCGGCAGGCATCCCGCATGGGAGCTTTTGCCCGTTCCTCGGGGAGAGGGGGTAGGGGAGGGC